CTCCGAAAAAACCCCGAAGGGGCAAAATCTGGAGACACTCGAGGCGAAAACTGAATCGAACGGAGGCCGATGGCGACCAAACAGAACCAAACTACAACCAAACGTTGCCGACCGCCGGCCAAAACCCCTGCTGCTCGTACAAATCAGCTCAAGGCAATGGCGTATGACCTCGCGGAAGAGCGCTTCAGAGAGGGTACAGCCTCGAACCAGCTGATTATTCAGTTCTTGAAGGCCGACCCAGCCCGTGAAGAGCTCGAAAGAACCCGTCTGGAGAACGAGAACGAGCTCCTAAAGGCCCGTGTCAGCGCTCTTGAGTCTGGCCAGCGCCTCGAAGAGCTCTATGCTGAGGCGCTCGAAGCTATGAAAGCCTATCGAGGCGACGATGCGGACATATGACGAGCTTTCTGCGATTTCCGACTACTTAGATCGATACAAGTATCTCCGGATCAACCAAGGTGTCGGTGAGAGGACGTTCGGTGGCGACCGTTGGCTCAACCAGCGCTTCTATCAGTCTCGCGAATGGAAAGACGTTCGTGATGCGGTGATACTACGGGACAACGGTTTCGACATGGGGCATGCCGACTACCCGATCAACGGGCGCATCTACATTCACCATATGAACCCGATGCAGCCGCTAGACCTCAAGCACGGTAATGCCGCGGTTCTTGACCCTAGATATCTGATAAGTGTGAGCATGCGGACCCACCAAGCGATCCATTACGGCGACGACGGGTTGCTCCCTAAGCCGCTCGTCGCACGTCTACCGGGGGACACCGTCCTCTGGGGAAAGAAGGCGAAATGAGCGTTTTGGCCGATGTCAAGGCGATGCTCGGCATCGAATGGGACAACTACGACTTCGATAACGAGCTGAAGATATTCATTAACAGCGCGCTTAGCACACTCGAGATGCTGGGCGCCCCTACACGTGCCACGGTCGAAGACCAAGAAGCGACCTGGGCGCAGCTTCTAGGGCCAACCAATCCGCCGGAGATCAAACCGTTCGTTTATCTGAAAGTACGGCAACTCTTCGACCCGCCACAGAACGCGTTTCTCGTCACGGCCATGCAGCATCAACTGGATGAGCTGGCTTGGAGGATTAGTGTTCACTATAGTCGCTACAAAGGAGGTGTGGACCTGTGGAAACCGCTACCCTAGCCCACCATGGTGTCAAGGGTATGAAGTGGGGCGTCCGCAAAGACCGTCGTTCATCTGGAAGCGGTATTCTGGGGCGTCTTGCGAAACGAAAAGCCAACCCGAATGTGGGTATGGTTGACACGCTCTACAAGCCCCAGAAACCAAAAACGGAGTTGGCCGTCGACAAGAACGGTGCCAAGCCGAAAGAATCCCCAACGTCCGGCCTGATTCGTGGTAAGCAGACAGCTGCAATCTCGGACAAACAACTCAAGGCCACAATCGAGCGCATCAAAATGGACGCCGAGTACGCAAAGCTTACGCGCACCGGTTTCCAGAAATTCATGAGTCGCATCGGCGATAAACTAAGCGCGGAGGCTGCCAGTGTCGCGGCTGGACTCATCTCGAAGCAGGCGCGCAGCTACTTGGACATGGCCATGCGAAACGCCAAAGCCGGTAAGAGCAAAGGGGGTGGCGGACCCAACCCCAGCGGCCCAAAACCAAGCCCAAACCTCCCCAAGCCATCAGGCCCCAGCTCGCCATCGGGCGGGGGAGGTAGCTGGTTCAAGCGCCGCTGGAACAACATGGCGTCCGAGTTCAAGCGCACATGGGACGGCCCCACGGCTACGACACGCGATACGAACCAGAAAATCTACGACCAGTATGGTGACTACATGTTTGAGCGTGGAAGTGTCATCGACGAGAATGGCCGGATTGTCAAGCCGCGAAAGAGGTAGGCCATGGCGTTGTCAAACACGGCGACGCCGTACTACTATGGGCAGTTCCGCGAGAAGGTGATCCGAGGGGAGATACCCGTATGCGAAGAGATTTCGCAGGAGATGAACCGAATCGACGCCCTTATCGCCGACCCAAACATGTACTTCGACGACTCGGCGATCGACGGCTACGTCAAGTACTGCGAGGCAGAGCTCACCACAACTGATGGCGCTGATTTGCACCTGCTTGACACGTTCAAGCTATGGGCAGAACAGCTGTGGGGTTGGTATTACTTCACCGAGCGCACCGTCTTTGTCGCCAACCCGGATGGTCCCGGGGGACACTACGAGCGGCGGCGCAAGAAGGTTCGCCTGACCAAGAAGCAGTACATCATTGTCGCCCGTGGCGGCGCCAAGTCAATGTATGCCTCGACCTGGCAGGCCTACTGGCTCAATGTCGACACGAGCACGACCCATCAGATCGTGACCGCGCCAACCATGCGCCAAGCCGACGAGGTTTTGTCGCCGATTCGTACGGCCATTACTCGTGCTCGCGGCCCGCTGTTCAAGATGTTGACTCATGGGTCTAACAAGAACACTTCAGGCGATCCCGCTCAGCGTCAGAAGCTCGCGCCAACCAAGATGGGCGTGCAGAACTTCCTGACAAACTCGCTGATCGAGATTCGCCCAATGTCGATTGATCGCCTTCAGAGTCTTCGGTCAAAATACAATACAGTTGATGAATGGCTCTCTGGCGACGTTCGCGAGAACGTGATCGGAGCCCTTGAACAGGGTGCGTCGAAACACGAAGAGTACAGCATCATCGCGATTTCGTCCGAGGGTACAGTGCGAAACGGCGCCGGCGATGCGCAGAAGATGGAGCTGGCCAAGATCCTTCGCGGTGAGATGACAGCGCCTCACGTCTCGATCTGGCATTACAAACTGGACAACACCGAGGAGGTCGCGGACCCCCGCATGTGGGTCAAGGCGCAGCCGAACATCGGCATCACCGTCTCGTATGATGCCTACCAGCGCGATGTTGAGCGTGCCGAACAGGTTCCGTCCGTGCGCAACGATATCCTCGCTAAGCGCTTCGGCCTCCCGCTTGAAGGTTTCACATACTTCTTCACGTATGAGGAAGTACAGCCTCACTCGCCGAAGAACTTCTGGAAGATGCCGTGCGCAATGGGCGCTGACCTCTCCCGGGGTGACGACTTCTGTTCATTCACGTTCCTCTTTCCGCTGCCGGGCGGTGGCTTTGGCGTCAAAACCCGTTCCTACATAACTGAGGTGACACTTGACAAGCTACACGCGGCACTCAGACTCAAGTACCAGGAATTCCTTGATGAGGGTTCTCTCGTGGTTCTCCCCGGCACGATGCTGGAGGTGGATCGAGCGGTATACGATGACCTTGAGCGCTTCATTGAAGAGCACTCTTATGACGTTCGTGCGGTCGGTTACGACCCATACAACGCGAAAGAATTCATAGGGCGCTGGGAAACTGAGAACGGACCGTACGGCGTCGAGAAAGTCCCACAGGGCGCCCGGACCGAGTCTGTCCCGTTGGGTGAGCTCAAGACGTTTGCTTCGCGCCGCCAGCTTCTCTTTGATGAGGCTCTGATGTCATTCTGTCTTGGCAACGCGATCACGATGGAAGACACAAACGGTAACCGTAAGCTCATGAAGAAGCGGGCCGAGGACAAAGTTGACGCTGTGGCTGCACTTATGGACGCGTTTGTCGCGTTCAAGCTGCACCGCGACGCATTCGAATAGAAAAGGAGGCGCAATGGCGTCTTTTGGCGAAAGACTTCGCCACGCATGGAACGCCTTCCGACGACCGCGTATTGAAGACCCCCGCTCTTTTGGGCGGTACGGTAGGACGCAGATTCCGCACACGTACATAAGCTCTGAGCTGAGTGTTCTGGCTGCGGTCAAGACGCGGATCGCGATGGATTGTGCTGATGTGCGCATACGTCACGTCAAGAAAAACTCAAAAGGGCAGGTTGATGAGATCGTAGCTGACGGTCTACATAATTGTCTGAACGTCGAGGGGAACCTCGACCAGAGTGCGCAGGCGCTTCGGATGGACATCTTCCAGACACTCTTGAACAAGGGCGTCTGTGCGATCGTCCCGGTTGACACTAGTCTTGACCCGTCAAAATCGGATTCGTACGACATCAAAACGATTCGCGTTGGTGAGGTGATTGAGTGGTTTCCAGAGTACGTTCGCGTAAAGCTGTTCAATCCGGACAAGGGCGAACTCGATGAGATTGATCTCCCTAAGAAACTGGTCGGTATTGTAGAGTCCCCGCTCTACGCTATCCTCAATGCGCCGAACTCAACTTTCCAGAGGCTCTCTCGTAAACTCGCACTCTTGGACAGTGCTGACGAGGCCGCCGCGGCAAACAAGTTGGATCTGATCTTCCAGCTTCCATACGTCGTTCGAACGGACGCCCGTAAGGCCCAGGCCAAACAGCGTCTGTCGGAGATCACAGAACAGCTGACGGGCTCCAAATACGGCATCGCCTACGCGGATGCGACGGAGAAGATCACCCAGCTCAACCGGCCGGTTGAGAACACTCTTCTGACACAGATCGAGTATCTGACCAAGCGACTTCACGCCGAGCTCGGCGTGACCGAAGAGGTTCTCGCGGGAACCGCTGACGAGACGGCGATGATGAACTATCGCCAGCGCACGATCAAGCCGCTGGTCGAGGCCGTGGTCGAAGAACTCCGTCGCAAGTTCTTGACGAAGACCGCTAGAGGGCTGGGGCATGATTTGGCTACGTTCAGCGACCCATTTGCGCTTGTACCTGTTTCAGAACTTGCAGAACTCGCAGACAAACTGATTCGTAACCAGATCGTCACCGCGAATGAGTTCAGGCCAGTTCTCGGTCTACCACCGGCAACCGACCCAGACGCGGACAAACTGCGTAACCCCAACCTACCGGTCGAAGACACGACGCCCCCTGTGGACGTCCCGTAACGAAAGGTCAAAATGAAACCAGACTTTTCTGGATACGCCACCCGGGCCAATGTACTGTGCTCGGATGGTCGTACTATCGCTCCCGGAGCGTTCAAGCACCAGGACGGCGCCACACTTCCGTTGGTGTGGGAACACCGTGGCAAGGCTATGGAGAACATCCTTGGTCGCGCGCAGCTCCAGCATCGCGATGACGGTGTCTATGCCCTTTGCGCGTTCAACAATACGCCCGCGGCAGACACCGCTCGTGAGCTGGTCAAGCACGGGGACTTGAATTCCCTGTCGATCTACGCCAAGGACCTGAAGCAGCAGGGTACAACCGTGATGCATGGGGAGCTTGTCGAGGTCTCGCTTGTGCTGGTCGGTGCAAACCCCGAGGCGCGCATCGATGAGGTTTACCTCACTCACTCCGATGGTATGAGTGAAGAACTGGAAGGAGAAGCGCTTATGTCGTTTGGCGCTCAGATTCAGCACGCCGACGAGATCGAAGCTGAGGATTCCAGCGACGAGAAGACGGTCGCGGACATTCTCGATACCATGACCGACGAGCAGAAGAACGTCGTGGCTTGGCTTGTGGAACAGGCTGCCGAAGGTAAGCTCGACGATGAAGAGGGCGAGGATAAACCGCCCGCAGAGGACGCTGAGCACAGCGACTCGCCCACCGAAGACATCAAACACTCTGACACGAAGGACACCGAGTTGACTCACAACGTCTTCCAGGGGAACACCCCCTCCAACGAGCTCAAGCACACCATGACCGGTGAGCAGATCAACGCCATGTGCAAGGCGGCTCTCGAGAACGGTGGAAAGTTCAGCACGACCGTTCTTCAGCACGCGGCCCAGTACGGCATCGACAAGATTGAGTACCTCTTCCCTGAGGCTACGGCGATCTCTGACACGCCGGACTTCATCAAGCGCCGCACCGAATGGGTGAGCGATGTTCTGGGCGGCGTCCGTCGCTTCCCGCACGGCCGCGTCAAGAGCTTGCATGCGGACATTACCGCCGACGAGGCTCGGGCGAAGGGTTACACCAAGGGCGCCAAGAAGGTCGAGGAAGTTTTCAAGCTGCTGAAGCGCGAGACCTACCCGACCTGGATCTACAAGAAGCAGAAGTTCGACCGTCAGGACATCATCGAGGCCACCAACCTTCGCGTGGTCGATTTCGTCAAGCAGGAAATGCGTATCATGCTAGACGAGGAGTTCGCTCGCGCGATTCTGATCGGCGATGGGCGCGCGTCCAGCCACGCTGACAAGATCGACCCCGAGAAACTTCGTCCGATCTGGACTGACGACGAGCTGTACTCGATTCACAAGACTCTCGAGAAGTCGGTCGAGGGTATCGACCTGGTCGAGAGCGTCACCCGCGCCATGACCGACTACCGAGGGAAGGGCTCTCCGACTCTGTTCGTCTCGCCGGAGACGATGGTCGACCTCCAGCTCATCAAGGACAAGAACGGCGCCTACATGTTCCCGACGGACGACGTTCTCGCTCGTCGCATGCGTGTCGGTCGCATCATCGAGGTTCCGCTGTTCGACGGGGCCAAGCGCACCGTCGGCGCTAACGAAGTAGACCTCATTGGCATCGTCGTCAACCTTGGAGACTACACCGTGGGTAACGACTCCGGCGGCGAGATCTCGTACTTCGACTTCTTCGACATTGACTTCAACCAGATGAAGTACCTGTACGAGCTCTTCATGTCTGGGGCTCTGACCACTCCGAAGTCTGCCGTCGTCCTGGAGCGCAAGCGCGCCTGACGTCAAAATGGCACGATTCATTGGTAACATAGGGTACGCCGAGTACGTTGACAAAGGAGATGGGGTCTTCGCGGAAAAGATCGTTGAGCGTAAAGCCCGGGGCGATGTGAACCGCGTTGCACGTCGCTGGGAAACGACAGAGAACTTGAATGACGATCTGGTTATGTCGCATGAGTTCTCAATCGTGATGGACGCATACGCATTCAATAACTTTGTCAACATCCGCTACGTTGTGTGGGGCGGCGCGCGCTGGCGTGTCAACTACATCGAGGCCCGTCGCCCCCGCCTCGTGCTTACCGTGGGAAAGGTTTACAATGGGCCAGCGCCAGAAGCTCCATAAGCAGCTCGAGCTGGCTCTGGGGAGCAAGCGGGTGTATTACCAACCTCCGCCCTCCGTAAAGCTCGAGCACCCATGTATTATCTACAGCAAGACTGACCGTGAGCTTTTGCGGGCTGATGATAGCGTGTACAAGTCATTCGACCGGTACCAGGTTGTAGTTCTCTACACCGATCCCGATTTCGAAGCGACCGATCACGTGCTGTCTCTCCCGTGGGCCACGTACAACCGACACTATGCTGTAAACAACGTCTACCATGACGTCCTTTACGTTTACAGCGACTGACGAAAGGAGCCACTGTGGCCAAAGCTGCACTGGTGTGGGACAAGGACGGAGAGCGCTTCTACAAGGGTGGCGCGGACCGTGGAGTCCTGTTCGTAATGAATGATCAGGGCGCGTATGGCGAGGGCGTCGCTTGGAATGGCCTTACCAAGGTCAGCCAGTCGCCCGAAGGCGCCGAGGCGACCGAGAAGTACGCGGACAACCGCGTCTACGCTGTGGTCACTTCTCCCGAGAAGTTCAAGGGCACCATCGAGGCGTTCCAGTCGCCGCCTGAGTTCGACGTCTGCGACGGCGAAGCGGAGCTGGCTCCGGGCGTCGCTATTACTCAGCAGAACCGCCGCAAGTTCGCACTTTGCTGGCGGACCAAGGTGGGTAACGATGTCAAGGGGTTCGATTTCGGCGAGGAGATCCATATCGCGTACGGCTGTAAGGCCGCTCCGAGCTCTGCCGACAACGAGACCCTGAACGAGTCGCCCGAGCCCACTACTCTTTCGTGGGAGTTCGCCACTGAACAGACCAACGTTGCTGGCCATGCGCCGACTGCGCATCTCATCATTCGCTCGTCCCGAGTCGGCGAAGAGAAGATGAAGAAGGTCCGTGAGGCACTCTATGGCAAGGACCCGACGTCCCAGGGTGGAACTGACGGCGTTGCGCCTAAGCTGCTGACCCCTGACGAGATCAAGCTGCTCGTCCAGTAAGAGAGGACCGTTAACGAATGCTCGAGCTTGTAGTTCCCGGCGGTGACTATTACGATGAAACCACAGGCGAGTTTCAAACGACTGAACCTACGGTGCTGCGGCTCGAGCATTCGTTGGCGGCACTAGCTGACTGGGAGTCAAAATGGAAGCAACCTTTCCTGACACTGGAGAAACGCACACCCGAGATGGTGAAGGACTACCTCCGCTGTATGGCGGGTGGGGTTCTGCCCGATGAAACGCTGGCGCGTTTGACTCAGGAGCAGCTCCAGTCAATCACCGAATACATTGACGACCCGCATACCGCGACCACGTTCCGAGGTGGAGAGTCGTCTTCACCCAAAGCGATAACATCGGAGGAAATCTACGGCTGGATGGTTGCCTATCGCATACCGTTCGAATGTCAGCATTGGAATCTCAACCGACTGACGACATTGATACGGGTGTGTGGGATCCAGCAGAACCCGAAGAAACAAAAAGAGTCCCGAATGGAGACACTGAACCGGTATCGCAGCGTCAATGAAAAGCGCCGCGCTGAAACCGAGGAGCGGCTCCGTGCTCAGCGTAAGTCATAGCGGGGATTTCTCCAGGACGCAACAGTTCCTGGCGAAGATTCTGAAGCCCGACATCCGATCTCGATTGGAGGCCTTCGGACAAGCCGGAGTCCAAGCACTTGCGGCAGCCACCCCAAAACAGTCAGGCGCAACCGCTGCGGCCTGGGGATACAAGATTGAGCAGAAGAACGGTGTTTGGGGGATTTCCTGGACCAACACCAACCGCCAGAAAGGCGTGCCGATAGCGATCATTCTCGAGTACGGGCACGCGACAGGCACCGGCGGCTGGGTTCGTGGCCGATCGTACATCCCAAGGGCGATCCAGCCCATCATGGACAAGATCGCAGATGATGTGTGGAAGGTGGTGACCAACGCTCCATGAGCAAGCTTGACGAACGCATCGTCTCAATGAAGTTCGACAACAAGCAGTTTGAGCAGGGTATCAAACAGACCCAGGCCTCACTGAAGAGCTTCAATGACACTCTCAACTTTGACAAGGCGACGGCCTCACTCGGCGCGGTCTCGGACGCTGCCAAAAACGTCAAAATGGAACCACTTCTTGAAGGAGTGGAGAAGGCCCGCACCGGGTTCAAAGCTTTCGAAGTCGCAGCGATCACGGCCCTGGCGAACATCACCAGCAAGGTCGTGGACTCAGCCCTTCAGTGGACTAAGAATCTCGTCTTTGAGGCCCCGATGGGCGGGCTTCGTGAGTACGAGACGCAGATCAATGCTGTCCAGACCATTCTGGCCAATACGATCAAAGAAGGCACCAACGTCAGTATCGTCAACAAGTACCTCGACGAGCTGAACGATTACGCCGACAAGACGATCTACAACTTCACCGAGATGACCCATAACATCGGCACGTTTACCGCGGCCGGTGTGAAACTCGAACCTGCGGTGAAGTCGATCAAGGGCTTGGCGAACCTTGCCGCCCTGACGGGCACCAACAGCCAGAAGGCCTCGGCCGCGATGTACCAGATGTCGCAGGCCATGGCCGCGGGGCGTGTCAGTTTGCAGGACTGGATCTCCCTGGAGCAGTCCGGCATGGGCGGCAAGCAGTTCCAGGAACTCGCCAAAGACACGGCGCAAGCGATGGGTGTCATCGACAAGCTCGACAAGAAGTCGAAGTCGATGTTCAAGAACAAGACGTTCCGCGAGTCGCTCAAGGGCGGCTGGCTTACGGCGGACGTCTTCACTCAGGCCCTCGAGGTCATGACTGGGTCGCTGTCCAAGGCCGATCTCCTCGCCAAGGGGTACACCGAGGAACAGGCGACCTACTATGAGAAGCTAGGTCAAACCGCGTTCAAGGCCGCAACCGAGGTCAAAACTGCGACCCAGCTCATGGAGACGCTCGCAGAGGCCCAGGGGACGGGTTGGGCGCAAACCTGGCGTATCATATTTGGCGACTTCGAAGAAGCCAAGGAGCTCTTCACGTGGCTCTCCGATACGCTGGGCAAGGTCATCGGTGAGTCCGCCGACGCTCGAAACCAAATGTGGCAGCAGTGGAAGGACCTTGGTGGGCGCACCGCCATCGTCAACGCGCTGAAGAACGTATTGGTCGGCGTTGGTCGCATCCTGGGCCCGATCCGCGCGGCCTGGCACGCGGTCTTCCCACCGACAATGGCGACAACCCTGGCTGCTATCTCGCACGGTCTGGAGCGCCTCACGCAGGGGCTCATACTATCCGAGCCCAATGCCGAGAAACTGAAACGCATATTTCAGGGATTGTTCTCGGTCTTTGGCCTGGTCACTCAGGCTGTCGTAGCCGTCGCCAAGGGCTTTGGGGCGCTCTTCAATGAGCTGTTCTCGCTGCTCCCCCGCGGTAACGGTACAATCCTCGAATTCGTGGCCGGGCTTGCCGACTGGGTCACGAACCTCCATAACTCGGCCAAGGAGTCCGACTTCTTCCTCAAGCAGGTCCAGAAGTTCGGGGATTGGGTCCACTGGCTTGTTGGTGTTGCCACACCATATTTCATTCAGGCGGGGCAGGCCATCGCGAAGTTCGGAACCGATGCGTGGCGCGGACTTGGCGAGTTCGTAAAGCTGACCCAGGCGAAGCTTGAAGAGCTGAAAGCATATTTGGTCCCCCGGGCCAAGGAAGCGGCAGACGCGACCAATGCTGAGCTTGGAAAAATCGGAGCTGTAACCGCTGCTGGCGGTATGGCGGGCTTCGAAACGCTCAAGAAGTGGTTCGAAACCGTCGCTCGTGCCGCGGATGAATTTTCTCGCCGCGTCAGACAGGCGTGGGAAGACGCCACACGAGAGTACAAGAAGTTCAAGACCGCCCAGGTCAAGCAAGGCGTTGACGCCGGAGGCGAGCAGTACAATCAGCTTCTCGCCGGGACCAACCTCACGCTTGGCGCGGGCATCGGCGCTGGACTCTTCGTCCTTGTCCAGCGGCTCGCCGGAATCGCCAAGAAGGTCAAGAAGAACCTCAAGTCGATGAACGACGCCGTGGAGAAGTTCGGTAATGTTATCGACGCGGTTCGAGACCACCTGAAAGCTCTCACCGGCGCTGTCAAAGCCAAGGCACTCCTCTCGATTGCCCTGGCAGTTGGCGTTCTCGCACTGGCTGTGTGGGGCTTGTCGAAGGTCGACCCCGTCAAACTCGCTGTGGGTCTTGGCGCACTGACCGTCCTCCTTTCTGAGGTCGCCGGGATGCTGTTTGTGATGGCAAACCTGGACGGCCTCAAGGGCGGAGAATTCGTCAAACTCGCTGGAGGTCTCATCCTACTCGGCGCGGCAATACTGCTCCTCACCCGAGCGGTTCAGAAGCTGGGCGAAATGGACCCATGGAACCTCGCCAAGGGGCTCTTCGCGATCCGGTCCGTTCTCTGGGGCATGGTCAAGACAGTCAACGACATGCCGGCTAACGAGAAGCTTGCGAAGACCGCTCTAGGGCTGATTGTCCTGGGCGGTGCACTCATCCTTATGGCCCAAGCGGTCAAAATGATGGGCACTCTTCGCTGGCAGGATCTTGTCAAAGGTCTTGGTGCGTTCGCTGTTGTCTTGTCCGTGATGGTCGGCTTCCTGGACACGGCTGACTTTGGCAACCTGAAGAACGACACGTCCAAGCAGCTCCTGGGGATGGCCGCAGCGCTCCTCGTAATGGCGTTCGCCATCGAGAAAGTCGGTCGTCTCCCCCTCGGACAGGCGGTTCAGGGCGTCCTCGCCATCTCAGCGATCCTCGCGACCATGGGCGGCTTCATGGCGCTCACCAAGGAGGCCTCGTTCAACGCGTCGAGCGGTCTTGGGCTTATCGGCATGGCCGTGTCGATGGAACGCCTTGCGGGAGTCGTCGAGCGGTTCGGCAAAATGGACATCGGCGTGCTTCAGCAGGGCCTCGCGTCATTGGCCGGCCTCCTCTTTGTAGTCGTAGCACTAATGTCGCGGCTTGACGAGGAAGCGCTCCCCGCTGGAGCGGGGTTGCTCATGTTCGGTGTAGCCATCGGTATCGTTGCGATGGCCGTCGAGCATATGGGTAAGATGGACATTTGGGACCTCGCAAAGGGTCTCGGCGCGCTGGTCATTGCCATCGCCGGTCTCGTTGGCGCCATGATGCTCATGAGCAAGTTCAAGACTGCGGTGAGCCCGAAGACGGCAGCAGCCATGATACTTATGGCCGTGGCCATCGGTATGCTGGTTCCGCCGATTCTGTTGCTGGGTGCAGCTGGTCTAGTTCCGGTGGCAGTCGGCGTTGGCGCTATAGTGGTCGCCCTGCTCGCGCTTGCGGGTACGGCAATGCTTGTTAGTGGCGCAATACCCCCACTACAAGCTCTCGCCTTGGCGCTTCTGACCTTCGCCGCCGCGGCAGCATTGTTCGGCGTCGGCGTCTTGGCCCTTGGTGTCGGCCTTGCTACGCTTGCTGGTGCGGGCGCCGCGGGCATCCAGGTTCTGACATCGGCAGTACTCTCGCTGATTTCGACCCTGCCTTACCTGGCGACTAAGCTTGCCGAAGCGTTCGTTGCGTTCCTACAGGTTCTTGCAGAGAACGCCGGTCCGATCTCTGAGGGTTTCTCGGCGATCGTTGTGGCTATCCTTCAGGTACTCATCGACGCCACGCCTAAAGTGGCTGAGCTCCTGATCGCGTTGGTCACGGCAGCCTGTCAGGTTCTGGCCGACTGCGCGCCAAAGATCGTCGACGCCGGCATCAAGCTGATCATGGCTCTGCTGCGCGGCATCCGCGACAACATCCGGGAGATCACGGTCACAACGGCTGAGATCATTGCGGAGTTCGTTCGGGGCATCGGGGAGGGCATTCCGAAGATCGTCGACGCCGGCATGAAGGCCATGATCGACCTCTGCAACGGGATGGCTGATGCGATCGACAACAACCATCAGAATCTCCTTGCTGCGATGTCTCGTCTTGGCGGGGCTGTTATCCGAGCTCTATGGGACGCTATCGCTGGCGCGGTCAAAAACGTTGGCGAGTTCCTGATCAACATCGGTAAAGCCATCGTCGAGGGAATCTGGAACGGCATCAAGGCCGCCGTGAAGTGGTTCACCGAAATGGTGAGCAACTTCTTCAAGGGCATCGTCGACGGCGTCAAGAGGATTCTGGGTATTCGGTCGCCCTCTCGCGTGTTCCGTCAAATTGGCGGCTACATGATGGAGGGGCTGAGTCTCGGCGTTCAAGACGGCGGCGATACCGCCATTCGGGCAACCGACGGCGTGGCGCAGGCGCTGGTCGATGCGGTCGAAGACGTCTTCAAGGACCTGGACCCCGATGACATGGACCTGGAGCTTCGGCCGATGGTTACGCCCGTAGTGAACCTCGACGAGGCTCGCGCGTCCGCTGAGAGTTTGAACCGCTTGTTCGGGCCAGCCGACATGCGTCTCTCTGCGGGAGCAACTCAGGCCAACCCAGCAAATCGCCAGCAGAGCCACGAGCCCGTTGTACAGAACGTTACGAACACGACCAATGTCGAGTTCACACAGAACAACCACTCGCCAGAAACGCTGGACGCCATGACGATCTATCGTCAGACACGCAACCAGCTGCGTCAGCTCGAAGAGGCAAGACTATGATTACAGGGATCGTTTCGTATCCCCCAGGCTCTGACGCGTACACGTTCAATCTGGAAGGCGCGGACGAGTCCGGGATCGTCATCAGTCAGATCGACGGTCTCGGGCCCGCCGCGGCCTCCCTCCATATGGAGTCAGTGTACAACGTTGACGGGGCGTTCCCGACTGGAATCCAGGTGGGACAGCGCAACATCACGATCGACTTCATACTGCCCGGGGCGAATCCGCAGGAGAAACGGCGACTGCTCTATCGCGCGTTCCCGGTCAAACAGCGTATTCGGCTGGATATCCGTACTGAGAAACGTGTGTATACCATTGACGGGTACGTGGAAACTCTAAACCCCGGGATATTCGCGCCACAGCAAACCGTGCAGGTCAGCATGGTTTGTCCTCGGCCGTATTTTCGCCAGATCGAGGGCTATGCTACAGCGGGCGTCGAATTCCGCCAAGCGAGCGCGTCGTTCACGTTCCCGATCTCCACCCCGCCCGACAAGATGTTCGGTAATCTAACCAAGACAGGGGTCGTAACGATCGATTACTCGGGCGACGCCCCGACAGGCGCGCTAATGAGGTTCGTTCTCGCGGACAACCCCGGCACTCTTTTCGTCACGAACCACGCGCGTGGCGAGACTTGGAAGATGGACTTCAACATCTACAAGCGCGTCATGGGCTACACACCCGGCGTTGGCGATACGCTCGAGATTGACGCTCGCGAGGACAACCTGTACGCCGCTGTGTGGCGCCAGAATGGTCAGCGCGTCCTTACCACGGGCATGGTGGAGTTCGGGTCCGTCTGGCCCACGCTCTATCCCGGGGCGAATCCTATCGAAATATTCAGCACGTATGGTAATGCGAACACCAGCTTCAGTAAGGTCGATTTGATGTACTCGCCGTTGTTCATGGGGGTGTGATGCAACGAGATATTGATTTCATCCGCGTCCTGGACGAGAAGTTGAATCCCGTAGGCGCCATCACAAAGGCACAGTGGTCGTCATTCATCTGGACAGAGCGCTATCAAGACCCGGGTCAGTTCGAGTTGAAGCTCTGGGGTGGTGTATACGAAGCCCTGAGCTCGGCGAACGACTTCCTCGGGAAGTTCCTGAGGGTTCCAGTCTCGAGCGAGACCATGATCGTGGAGAAGGTCCGGTACGAGGGCACCCGCAGCGACCCGTATATCGTTCTGACGGGACGTACTGCGGAGGCGATATTGGCCAATAGGGTTCTTAGAGGGTTGATCCTACCCTATGGCGTGCCCGCCCACGAGCTATTCCAGTACGCATGGGACTGGTCGCTTGGGAAAGATGCTCAGGCTGCTCGCCAGATACCTCAGTTCCTGCTGGACTCGCCGGACCACATGAGCGCGTATGTTGATTACGACCCAGACGGTAAAACGCTGCATGACTTCGCCATTTACATGGCCAAGTTGCACAAAAATGGTCTGCGCACGCGTCTACATCAAGACGAGCAAATCGCAATCAACTTCTACCGTACTCGCGATTTGACCGGTGCTTCAGGATCCGCCAACCCTGTCGTTTTCACAGACACTACCAAATCTCTGATCAACATGGTCTACGAGAAGGACCTACTTTCGCATAAGAACATTGCTTATGTGTTCCTTCGAGGCGCACACGATGATGCGAATGCAACGGTCTGGTTCGAGGTGGATAATGGGGCGCCTTCGGGCATTGGCCGTCGGGAAGGCATCACGCAGCCTTCGATCACATGGACCAAAGCGGGTATGGCCACATACGAACAACAGAAGGTGCTCACCCCTTATGGGCTTAGCTATATTTACGACCATAAACTTTACGACCAGATAGAGGGCGAAGCGCCCAATCAGTCTCCGTGGATCTATGGCGAAACTGGGCATTACTACCTTGGCGACTGGGTGATGCTCGGGACCAAGGATAAACTCCAGCGCTGCCGCGTGCTGGAATACACGCATTCATGGACCGCCGGCGAGGGTTATCGCGGCTATCCGCGCCTCGAGCCCATGCCGAGAACTTAAGGAGAACTATGGCCATCACAAGTGGTTTCTTCAACGCCGTATCTGGCGACCGAACATATTCCGCAGAGCAGTTCGGTTCTTTGTTCACCGGCATCATCACCGACGGTATATTTCACGCCGTCGGCGAGGCCTTCCGGGTCGACGCAGTTGGTGGTGCCCAGATTCGAGTCCGATCGGGCCGCGCCTGGTGTCGAGGGACCTGGGTCGACAATTCGGGCGACCACGACATGAACTCTGTGGCCAACACATCGGCGACTCTCTCTCGCATTGACGCTGTCGTGCTGCGGTTCGACAAGAGCTCGAGGGCCAACGGCGTGGAATACGTGCAGGGGGTAGCCTCCGCCAGCCCTCAAAAGCCGGCGATGACGAATCATGCGATGATGAAAGACATGCCTATCGCGTATATTCGTCGCCCGCCCAATGCGACCGCGGTCGAGCCTGCGCACATCGAGCAGGCGGTTGGTACTACGGACGCCCCGTTCATCACTGCGCCGCTCCAGAGGATCTCGGTTGATGCTGTAATTGGGCAGCTCAACACCATGATCTCGGCGTTGCAGAAGAAGACTGACGACACCATCAAGAAGGTAGACGAAGACCTCAAGGCTGTCGGCGAGGCCAAAGCCAAGTTCACGACCTGGCTCTCTGAGGCCGAAGCGGCACTGGGCAAAGCCCCCAATGCTGGCTCCATCTCTTCCGCGCTCGCCAAGGCCACGGCTGCCGAGAGTCAGTCGAAAACCGCGCTGACGAACAGCCAGCAGGCCGTGTCAGATGCCTCGTCTGCTCGCTCAACCGCCGAAGGTGTGGCCGCCAAGGCTCAGACCGCTCTAGGCAAAGCTCAACAGTACGATACCCGGCTGACCACCGCAGAACAAAACGCCTCCAAAGCCGCGGCGCTGGCCCCTCGGGTGGAGGTCCTGGAGAAAACGCAGGCAAAAGGCGGGCTTCGTAACAACTCGCTTGGCAGACGGATCACCACAGATCAGTACAACGATATCCGCTCTGGAACATTTACCACGGTGGGCGTCGGATCTTACTGGCAGCTGGGCGATCTCAAATACGTTGTCGTTGGGACTGACTGCGCCCTCGCTGACTTTCACCATGTCGTGGTTATGCCCGATAAGGCAGCATTCAAATCGCAGTACAGCGAAAACGACAATGTTTCCGGCGGGTACAAGAACTCTCGATTGGGGCTCTTTAGAAAAACCGATTGGACAAATGCCATGCCTGCCTGGAGCGCCAGCGGTTTTGACGCGTATGTCCCGTCGATATCGGAGCGTTGGTCCTCAGGTCTTACCGGTGCCAACGTCACGTCGAGCGAATTCGTCGTTCAGTACTTCGGGCTCCCCACTGAGACTCAGATCTTCGGTCGTTCTTGGAACGGTCAGTCGAGCCCTCACGAGGCGGGCTTCAATGAGAACCAGTTTGACCTGTTCCGTCTGGCGCCTTGGAAGCGGATGTGCGACCAGCCCTACTGGACACGAAATCTCAAATCCAACACCGTGGCCTGCGGCGTCACCAAATCCGGCATGCCCGATGCTTGGTATGTGAACAACACTACCGTCTATGTACGGCCGTACTTCTTGATTGGGATGCCGTAATATGGACGAAGTTTTTGGACCAATTATCGCAGGCGTCACGCAGGTTGTAACAGCGCTAGTCTGCGCCCTAGCTGCTTCGGCGGGCTTCTGGGGGTACGTGACCAAGAAGGACACCGAGAAGGACGCCCGTACGAACCTTCTTCTCGGCTTGGCGTATGACCGCATATCACATGTCGGCATGGGGTATATCGATCGCGGCTGGCTGACCAAGGACGAGTACAAAGGCTTCATGGAGTACCTTTACACGCCATATTTGGCGCTGGGAGGTAACGGTTTGGCGAAGAAGATAGCAGACGAGGTTTGCGAGTTGCCAATACACAGGCAGTAGTTCATATTCACAAGGCATATAGTGACAGAAAGGAACTATAATGCTTGCTGAATGGACTCCCGCACGCGCCGTCGTGGCGTCGGTGCTGGACGAAAACCTTTCCCGCATTGAGACTTGGTTCTCGTCGTGGACGCTAACCAAAGCCATAAATGCTGTAGCTTCAGTGAACTACTCACTGGTCCAGCTGCACTTCCTGTGGCCTGCCCTGAACGACCATGCCCGCCGAGCCCTCGGCGGGCGGTTTCTCCGCACCTACATCCGCGCTGGCGTGGGGCTCTGGGCCATCTCAGGCCTCCCTCTCTAGTGACACTCAACCTAGCCAAGTGCTAGGTTTTTTTTTGCTGGTGATATGATGACAGAAAGGAAATGAAATGTTGCTTGTGAAACAAACCTATGATGACTTCATGAATCGACTCGCCGAGGTCGACACCCTTCTCGATAAGGGTGAGCCGCCCTATACTGCAATGGCAGTCGGTCGCTTCGCTGAAATTGAAGGCGACTTGGCAACCGTTTTCCCAGATGGGCGTGTCTACACTATCGAGAACGACGGCTTCGTCGAGTACCTGCTGGAAGTCTGGCAGAAATTGAAGAGCAGCTAACTTTCGCTCGCCCTACCCTAGTGGTAGGGTTTTATTTTCACGGCCTATAGTGACAGAAAGGAAACTATAATGACTACATTCTTCATCCTCGTTCTTGCCCTCGTCGCTGTTGGCTTCGGAACTTATTTCGGCTACGAAGCGTGGAGCGCACATGACCAGTGCGAGATGGGAACGCTCTTCATTGAACGTTGACCCTCTACAACCTAGCCAAGTGCTAGGTTTTTTTGTCAGGCAGTATAGTGACAGAAAGGAAATTGCTATGAAGAAAATCATCGCCTGCCTCCTGGACATGATTGTCCTCCTGGTCTTGCTTGTCCCCACTGTCGGCTACCTCGCCCTGAAGGGTACGACCTGGCTCGCAGAAAAAGCTGTGGACGGTATCAACTTCGTGCGCGAGAAGCTGTGCCGCGACCCGGGTGACACCCCCAGGTGGATTCACAGGGCGGGCGACGTGCTGATTAATCTCATGGACTGACCCTTCTACCGCCCTACCCTAGTGGTAGGGTTTTATTTACGGGTGTTATAATGACAGAAAGGAACTATAATGACTAAGAACCCTATCCGCATCGTCCTTGGCGTCCTGTTCGGACTCTGGGCGCTCGGTAGCTTCGCCATCCTGTCGCCTATTAGTTGGGCGATTGGGGTCGGTTGGGGCTGCCTGAGTTGCCGCATGTTTACCCACAGGTGGCCTTTGACGCTGCTCAGGGAGCGTCGTTGACGCCTTCTCTAGACCCTACCCTAGTGGTAGGGTTTTCGTTCTCTACTGATCGGACTAGCGTGTACAAACTTCAAAAACCAATAACCGCTTTCGTCATAGGCGCCGGAAGCGGTTTGGTGGTTTCCGGGCTGCTCTACGGGCAAATACTGGTTACACTGACCGGCATTCTGTGGGTTTCCATCGGGTGTCTCGTCTGGCGCTAGTTAGCCATTTTTTTTCATCTCTTATAGTGACAGAAAGGAACAGAATGTATTTTCTCTATCTCTTGTCCATGCTGATGGGCGCACTGTCGATCGTTCTCGGAGTAACCCTGTCCGTGGCCGCAATCGCGGCAGGGCAATGGTATCTCGCGCCGGTTTCGATCGCCGTGTTTAGCGTATTGGCCTGGATGATATGGGACCTATGGAGACTCTGACCCCCTCTCTAGACCCTACCCTAGTGGTAGGGTTTTCGTTAACGAAAGGAACAACATGACCGACGCACAGCACGCCTGGGACGAGCAGCTTGCAGCTGTTGTTGAAGCGTCCCGTACCCAGCCCAAGGCCTGGCTTCCCGCCGGACTTTATGACACCCTGAAGTGGTGCACGCTCATCGCCCTTCCCGCAACGGCCACTCTCTACAGTGCTCTCGCCGCTGTCTGGAGCTGGGGCTTCTCGGGAGAGGTGGCCATGTCCGTCACCGCGATCTGCACCTTCCTTGGCGTTCTCCTCGGCCTATCCAAGGCCGACTACAAGGCCAAGGACATCGATGTCAATGGTACCGTTAGGCTCGGCGGTGCAGATGCGCAACTTAGCCTTGATGCGCCCGCCTCTCCAGGCGACAAGGTGACACTCAAGGTTCTCTGATTCAACTCCCACCAGAAAGGCTTTACATAATGAACAAAAACGTACTGTATCTCGTTGGCACCTCCGGCTCCGGCAAAACGTCGCTCGCCCGCTCGCTTGAAAAGCGCGGTTTCAACTGGATCTGTGGAGCAGTATCGCGGCCGACAAACCTCGATCCGTTCGAGCGCCATGTCATCACCGGAGCGCCCCAATTTGCGAGGGCCGCCCTGGATGAGGGGCTATTGGTGGTGCTGCTCTGGGCCCATCCGCTGAACGTCCGCAAACGCCTTTCCAAGCGGGGATACGACGCGGACCATATTGAGCAGCTCCTGGCCAAAGAAGTGGCTGAGCTGAACGACTTCGCCGAGTATGCCCGTGAGGACGCCCTGCTGGCTGATTGGCGAACAGATGGACCGACCGCGACATCACAACTAAGGTATCGGTTTGCAGTGTGTCGTTCCGACACCTACTGGGACCGATCGCAAATCATTGACTTCATCGAGCGGGAGGTGGTGTTCGATTGAGCACGAAAATCAACAATGTGCTATACCTCATCGGGGGCACCTGCACCGGCAAGACAACACTGGCCCGCAAACTTGAAGAACGGGGATTCAAATGGATTCGAAGTGTAACCTCGCGCCCTAAGCGGAAAGGCGAGCGCGACGAATACGCCGAATGGATTGGCGAGGCAGAGTTCAATCTCCGTAAAGCTGCTTGCGAGTTCGACTACGTCCGGAAATATACGACGCATGGCGAAACGTGGCAGTACGGTTTCCGTAGAGAGGACCTCGACTTCTGGACGTACGGGCGCTACGTCATGATCGGTGATCCCGTGTCGGCGGGTCGAGCTCTTGACGAATTCGGTAACGTTTTGATGCTGAAGGCCATGGTCGAGACCATCTTCAAACGCCTCAAAGCTCGCGGATGCAGCGAGGAGTTTATTCGACAGAGGTTGTCGAAAGACGCCGAGGATTTCGACGAGCTTCTTCGTTATGTTAAGCGGTATATGCACCAGCGCTGTTGGGCTGAGGATCAGCCGATGATGCTGTCCGGCTCGCCATTCGACATGATGGTCGCCTTCAACGACTTCAAGTCCGACATTCCTGAAATTATCGACTACATCGAAAGGCGGATACCTCGCCCATGACTGATTGGCATAAACTCTTGCGTACAGCCACACCGTATATTCTCACCTCGTCAGCCCTGGTCGGGGTTGGGCTGACAGGTTTCTTCACGGCCAAGGGCGCACTCAAGGCCCAGGATATCCTGATTCGTAACGAGGCTCGCGAGGCCTCATTCCGAAGGAAGATCGCCCTGGTCTGGAAGGAATTCATTCCGGCGATTTCTGTCGCCGCGGTAACTGGAGCGTCGATTATTGGCCTCCACGGCGTGCTCGGGCGGCGAATCGCGTCTGTTACAGCTGCCACCGCCGTGGCTGAAACCCAGTTGGACCGGCTCAAGACTGCCGTAAAGGAAACAGTGTCGCCGCAGCAGCGCGAAGAGATTCAGAACGCTGTATCTCGACCTGTGGCTGAAACTCAGATCGCCCCGCCTGTCGCTGACGACCTCGCTGAGGGTACGCAACTCTGTTTTGAGGCGTACTCGGGGCGATATTTCATCGCGTCGATGGAGGACATTAGGGCGGCAATCAACACGCTAAACGCGCAGATCAACAACTCACTTTACGGGTCAATCAACGACTTGTATGACCTGCTCGGCCTCGAACGTACGCGCTACGGCGACGATGTCGGATGGAACAGCGACCATCTCGTCGAGCCCTGTTTCTCCGCTGACCTGACTGGTGACGGGCGGCCTTACATTGTGCTGGACTATGAGAAAGGACCGGTGCACACATATGACCGGATCTACTGAGACGACCGTTGAATACGAATACGGTCAGCGCGAGGCGCTGGTCATGTACTATCTTGGGTCGGCCGAGCATGTGCAGTACTATGAACGAGACCTCCGTCGCGTAGAAGGCGAGGCGAATTGGAAAGAGCTCCATCTGCCTCGCGCTGGTTCATGGCTGGCCAGCGCCAAGACCCAGCTCCGCGCGATGCGAGAGATGTTCAGCGCTCTGCCAGAGGTCCGCAAACAGAGTGCTGAAACCGCACTGCGCCACCATACGCTTCGAGCTCGCGAGCTGTCGACGTGGTGCCGTGTTACGCGGTGAGTTATAATTACAGTGCGTATAATGACAGAAAGGAATAATATGTCTGAAAAGAACTCCGTCAAACCTCTCGCGAAACTCCGTGACTGGGTTTCGGCCCACCCAATCATCACTGGTGTGGTCATCGGTTCCAGCGTAATGATCGCCTGCGATGTGATCGCACGCTGGTACGAGGATCGTGCAGAAGTTGAGGGTGCAGAACCCCTCGCGGAACTCGCCGAGGCGAGTGACGAGTGATTATCTGACCCCTCCGTCACGCCCTACCCTAGTGGTAGGGTTTTATTTTCAGACGGTAGAACGACAGAAAGGAACTATAATGGTTGAAACTCACTTGACCTTCCGGACCATCGACTTCATCGACACCTTCCTCGACGGCCTTGAACGGCTGGCGCCGAACCGGTACATGTACAGTCATCTGGACGCACTCGACGCGTTCAATGAGCTGCTGCTGGTTCGCGCCTCCGGCGAGGCTGCGAGGCTGCGTCGACGTATTGCTCGTGTCCGTGATGAGGTCTCGGAGGCTCTCCTCTGACCCTTCTCACACCCTGCCCTAGTGGTAGGGTTTTACTAACCCGGATACAACCAGAATGGTGTTTTATTTTCATCTTCCGTACCTACACAAGGAGACCGTATGATCAAGAAAGAAATCACCGTTGACGGATTCGACGGCCCCGAAAAGCGCACCTACTACTTTCACTTGACCCGTGCCGAAGTCATGTCCTGGGTGAAGGAATCCGGTGGTCAGCTCCAGAAGGACCTCGAGCGAGTCAGCAAACTGGGCATCGAGGACGACCTCACTGACCTCTTTGAGATGATCGGGCGTGTCCTCCACCGCGCGGTCGGTGAACGCCAGGGCAAGCGGTTCGTCAAGAACTCTGAGATCGCTGATGATTTCGTGTTCTCAGGGGCTCTGGACGCGGTCCTGGCGGATCTCCTCGAGCATCCCGATGAGATCGAGCGGTTCACCACGGGCCTGCTTCCGGCGGGCGCTGTGTCTGAGGCGGCCAAGCTGACTGCGCGATAACAACAGGGCCTATAGTGACAGAAAGGAATGAAAATGGATTTTGAACTCTATACCGAGCGCCCCTTTTCCGAGTCGCTTGCTGTCGAAGTCATCGCCGGCGCAGTTACTGCTAGTGTCGCTTGCTGGGGCGGTCGTCTCCTTATTAATAAGGAGACGCGCACGCTCTCGCCAGGACGAACACTATTGGTGGCCGCCGCTGGTCTGGCGGCTTCGTGGGCTGCGACTGTTGTTGCGCGGCGCGCGCTCATGAGACTGAATCCCTGACCCTCTTCTACCGCCCTACCCTAGCGGTAGGGTTTTCGTTTCGAGGACGGCCGTGACGTTTAACGAGACACTTCTGGTTGGCATACTGTTGTTCTATACAGTTATGCAGATCATCTTCATAATAACAGACTGCTAAGCTTTACATTCCGAATCGGCAGAAAGTTGCAGCATGGATATTCTCGTACTGTTTTACCTCCTTGGAGGCCGTGAGTCAAAGCCCGAGAGCAATCCGGCGTTGGAGTTCGCTCTGATCGTTTTCGTTCTCTTGTCCGCCGCGGGGTTAATCTGGCTGTCACGCGGGAAATAAACAAGGCTTATAGCGACAGAAAGGAAAGAAATGGCAACTTCCGACAACCCTACTAGCATCGATGACGCGATCGCGTCGCATATCGCCACCATGTGTGAGTCAGGCCTCTCGTATGACGAGTACCACCAGATGATCGCAGACCTGGACAAGTTGGCTGCCGCCAAGGAGCGTATCGCTCCGGCGAGGCGGCCGCTGTCCAAAGACGCTATTCTAAGTGCGTCAGCGTCTATTGCGACGGTCCTGGCTATCTTGGTTGCCGAGCATGCGGCGCCTGTGTTGTCAAAAGCTTTGGGGTTTGTGCCCAAAGTCTTCCGCTGATCCGTCTACCACCCTACCTTAGTGGTAGGGTTTTCGTTCTCTCAGAAAGGTAATCATGGGTTTCTACGATTTCATGTGCGTATTCGGGGCGGCTGCTCTCGTGACTATCGTGTTTTTCCTCGTACTGCTTCACACTGAGCGATGAGCAAGAGAGGCTTCAAGCGCCCAGAACGGGTACTTCACCAGTGGTGTGAAGAGATACACGCCAAGCAGCCTAATGAGCTGGTGATCATATATTTCGACGGACCGTGGGTGATCGAGATCGATCCCATCGGCGTCGTCAAACCGCCAGTCGACACACTCACCGACTGGCCGCTGTTGGGCCTTCGGATCCGCGATCTTGTCTCCTGGCTGGTGAAACAGGAGGGATTTGGCGGTCTCGAAGGAGCCGAAAACGACTTTGAATGGAGGCTGTACCGTGGCGCTTGCCGATATGCCACAGCCCAACTCGAGAAACAGTAAACAGCCCAGACAGGTCACGCCCGTCGCCCAAGCTCGCCTCGCGGAGAAGCGCGGCAGTCGGCTGAAGAGCGCCCTTGTCGCAGAGACAGGCAGAGCCCTTTTCGAGTATGTGATATACGACGTGGTTGTGCCGATGATAAAAGACGCCGCGGCAGCCACATTCAACCGCGCGCTGTACGGCGACGGGCGCGGCTATCCGGTTGGTAGAGGCGGGGGTTATGGCAGGACCGACTACGGCGCATATTCTCGCCCCCGTACCGACGGTTCAGCTCGAGACCCTCGACGGGAACTCTCGCCCCGTGTCAAATCCCAGCACAATTTTGATGAGGTGGTGTTCAATGACCGAGCTGAAGCGGATCTGGTTCTCGAACGGCTCATGGACCTGATCGACACCTATGGCTCCGCGACTGTCGCGGACTTCTACGACCTGGCCGGGATATCCACCGATTATCCCGACAACGACTGGGGATGGGAGCGTCTTGGAGGGGCTGCTATTCGCCGAACCCGGACCGGTTATATCCTCGACCTGCCCAGGCCTATTTCGATTGACCCGAGGAGATAGAATGAGTGACAACCGCTTCAAGAAGATCACGAAAGAAGAGGCCGAGTACGGGATCACATTGGCGCTACTGCCTTTCCTGCTCGAGAACGGAACGCCTGTTTATATTCGCCGTGACGGCTGGGCGTTGTGCGTGAGCACCTCTATAGCCGGCCCGCCTCGCGATAGGACCAAGGAGTTCACTGAGGAGAGCTGGAATGCGCTGGTCGAGGCGGTTACGACATTTGTCAGCGTGACTTGTCAGTCTGGATACTCCACAGCCATGGTCATACCCGACCTTGGTACGTGGTGGGTTACTATAGAACCGTGCCACTGAAAGGTGAAAACGTGAGTAAACGGCAATTCAAATTTATGAACGCGGCCGAGGCACAAGAGCTGGTCTTTACAGAAATCTGTAAAGTTCTTGAAATTACGACTGCTCCAGTGCTTTACCAGTTCGATGGCGTTCGCCTATCGATTCAAACCAAGTACGGCAAGCCCAAGGGGTACGCGTTGGAGCCCCCGCCCAACTGGGAGGGTCTGGACTACGCGCTAGCTGTCCTACAAGTTATCATCGGGGCTGAGGGATGGGAACGCGCCATTCAGCGCGAGGATGGTGAGATCTTCATCATTGATCTTGAGCGCATTCAGCGCGAGGAGGTGCGGCGTGACTGGTAACATATATGAGCCCGACGCCCTCGGCATGATTGAAGCCGATCGGGAGTACGCCAAGCACCGCCTGGAAATGGTCTGGGCGACGGCCATCACCACTATTGAATCATCCGACGACATCACCATCCGTATCAAGAAGTTCAAGGAATGGACTCAGTAATGGCGACCAATCAGATGGAAGAAATGCAGATTCTCAAGGCCCGCGACAAGGCACTCGGCGCCATCATTGAGCGCTACCCGTTTACCAACCTCTGCGTCGAGGGTGATGGTATCGTTCTCCAAGTCGTCGTCTCTGAGGGATCGACTGAGGCCCTCGCGCTCGACGCCCAGCGACTGGGGTCGGATTGGGCTGAGCTCATTGAGAGCCTGAATGACTTGGCGCACTATGCCCTGGCGATACCTGATTACGGGTATCACTGGATCAACAAGACTTACCGGCGAGACTGGTTCCTGTCACGCAAAAACTGACCAATACGAACATATTCAGAAAGGACCTAAAAATGACCACTTGGCAGCAGGATCAGATCGACAAGCCCTGCCCTATCAGCAACGAGCTCGGACTCAAGATCCTTGATAGGACTCGCAAACCCACTCGGTATGTGAGCGCGGACATCGAGGTGCGGCTCGAACCGTGGGAGAACCGCAATCCCGTGTACGTAAACGAGGCGCTCCCGTGTGACGAGGCCGAGGAGCTTCGAGCGAGCATGGACGACTACGAGCAAAAGACGGGCGAGACCAGCTACAAGGATTGCTTCTGGAAGCATGAGCCGTGGCGCATCACTATCGCGCGCTTGCGGCCTTCGAAAGCGACCCTCACTCCGCCAAAACGCGCAGAGTCGATTGTCAACGAGCCGGGCACGTTCGAAACCCCAACTGTTGGTGAGACGACTGTCGCTGTGCGTAACTACTCCGCGGGTCGTGAGACTATTGTTCGCGGAGGGGCCGTGCAGGTCACCGATCTGCCGGCGATGACGGTTATCACCGTCTGGAAAGAGGACCGATGAGCGACATGACTGCGGCGCTGCTGGCGGCGTCTCGTCTTGAGGACGTGGTCCAGGACTTTCTCGACGCCAGGCTCGCTGGTCGGCGAGACCTTAAGGTGATCGGGCGCGGCGTCACGTTTAGCGTGTTCCGAGGCGACGGGCTCGTCACTCCTTGGAAGACTGACTGGGCTTACTGGGGCTTCGCGGGAGGTACGGTTCTCGCTGCGTTCCGTGTGCTCAAAGGTATGGATGTTACTTGCCACCGAGGGTTCTGGATGTCGCCAGGGCACAAACAGTTCAACTGGCTTATTCAAGAAAGCAAAAACTCATGAAAATATTTGCGTCCGCTGCCCGGTTCGGCAGCAACCTTATTCAGAAAGTGAAGTTCCGCAGCCCTGAGCTCCTTATTGGAGCCGGGGTTGTGGGGCTCGTCGGGGCGGCGGTTGTTGCTGTCCGGCGAGGTGTCCGGTGGCACAACGCGGCCAAGGCCGAGGTGGTTCATCACCTGGAGACCATCAAGAAAGCCGAGGGGTCGCCCGAGTACTCCCGCGAAAATCGAGTCCGGGACTACGCCCAGGTCATCGGCAAGGGAGTCTGGTCGTTCACTCAGATCTACGGTCCTTCGGTTGTCGTTGGGGCAGCCTCGGTCGTGTCGATCTTGGCGGGAACCGGCATTCTCCGGGGTAGGCTCGCCGCGGTCACCTCGGCAGCTGCGACTGCGCAGGCTGCCCTGGATCGCTACCGTCAGCGCGTTCGTGAGAAGCTTGGTGAGGACGCGGACTCGGAGTTCGCGCACGAGGTCATCGGACGCAAGGCCAAGCTTAAGCACGAGGACGGTACGAAGGAGACTCAGGTCACGTACCACCTCGTTCCCTCGAGTGGCGAATGGATGGCTGCTTCGCCATATTCTCGTCTCTGGGACGAGAACGCCATTGAGTGGTGCGCGAATAGGGACATTCAGTTCCTCACCCTGCGCAGTCTCGAAAACCACTTCAACCAGGAGCTGAACGCCCGCGGGGTCGTGTTTCTGAATGACGTCTACAAGGCCCTTGGCCTGCCCATGTCCAAGGACGCAGCCCTGGTGGGCTGGATCAAGGACTACGAGAAGCCCAAGATGGCAAAGCTCGCGGCTGAACTCGGGCGTGTCCCGGGTGACGGTGTAATCAGCTTCGGCGTGTTCGAGAACGAGTCGCCATCGGCTCGCGCATTTCTGGCTGGCGACGACGATCGCGTCGTGTTGGACTTCAACGTCGACGGGGTTATCTACGACCTCATCCCTGCCCTTTGACCGCTATACCGAGGGAGAAACCCTGTGTGGACGCATATTCTCGCCTTCGTGGCGGGTGCGGCTATTGGCGCTGCCATTGGCTTTATCACCCGGCCAAAAGATGACGAAGCGTTTGAAGAGCGTGTGGCCGAGGAGGTCAGCGAATTCAAGCGCCGCTACAAGGAGCTCCGTGAGGAGACTTCTGCCGCCCCCGCGAGCGGGGAGCCCCAAAGGGAGGAGGTGAAGGACGTGGTTGAAACCGAAATGGAAGCCGAAGCTCGGAAAAGCTATGACACGGCTGAGAAGACGGCTGATGTTACCGTATCTCCCACCGGAAGAGGTGTGTTCGAGATCTCAGAACGGGAGTTCATCGACAACCCCCAGCCGGAGATCGAGACCCTTCTCTATTACACTCTCGACAAAACCATCGCGACTGTCTCCGAGGATCTGGTTCCGGAGGCTGACTCGCTCATTGGGACCGGTTATCGGTCGATGGACCCAGACGACTACCTCTACATCCGAAACTTGGATGTAGGGGTGGACTATGAGGTCCAGGCAGTCCCCTACTCGTACAAGGAGTACGTCCTCGGCGAGTGAGGCGCGTAGGAGACCAGTCATATTTCGACTGGTTGTATGGTAAGGTCGCTGACCCGGGCGACCTTAATCCTTGCCGCAGTAGGCGGTGTTTGATCGATCTCCTTGCTCATGAGGAGTTCGTTCCGCGATGCGCAGACGACGAGAATCGACGCGACGCCGTCGATGAGATTCGTTACCGCGCAGCGGAAGAGTACGGGGTTATAGCGCATTGGCGGGAGCCAACGTGGCTGGAGGTTCTCCTGGAACTGGCCGAGCAAGCGGAATTCTGGGCGTCTGGTACCGACGCTGAGCAATCCCTTGCCGGCTGGTTCTGGGAGTTCCTTGATAATGTGGGATTGGCTGAGTTCTCCGATGAGGACTGGCCAATTGTATACGAGGACGCCAGGAAACGGCTGGATGACGCTGTATCTGGGCGTATCTCGTTCTTTCTTGCGAGCCAAACGGCGTGTTCGCTATGGGACCAGCTCGGCGGCTATATTCTCAATAGGACAGACCTGATTTAGGAGGATCCATGGACTTCATCAAGGTCTGTCATCGGGAGAAGCAGAAGAACGTCGGAGGAGAGCGGCAGACAATTGTCGAAATCGTCCCGTCGTTCTCTGTTCTCCCAAGCCAGGACCTCATGGTCCGGGGCAAGGAGTTCTTCGCGATCTGGGATCCAGATGCGGGCTTCTGGTCAACGGACGAGTACCGTGCGCGGGAGCTCATCGATCAAGAGCTGTGGGCATACCGTGACGGCCTGGACCTCCCTGAGGACGTTCCAGTCACGGTACACTCCCTCCAGAACTTCTCGTCACAGGCGTGGAGCGGATGGCGACGGTATTTGTCAAGCTTGCCCGACAACTTCCACGACCTGGACGGAGAGCTCACATGGGCATCGGACAAGCGGGAGCGTTCCAAGTTCGCGACGCGGGCGCTCCCCTACTCCGTTGAACCCGGCGAGACACCGAGCTACGATTCACTCGTACAAAGGCTATATTTGCCCGAGGAGCGCGAGAAGTTTGAGTGGGCGATCGGCGCCATCCTTGCTGGCGAGGCCAGGAACGTTCAGAAGTTCCTGGTGTTCTACGGCCAAGCCGGGACGGGGAAGTCGACGATCATAGGCCTCATTGAACAGTTGTTCGAGGGGTACACGACGACCTTCGAGGCCAAGGCCTTGGGCGCGAATGGCAATGCGTTCGCAGCAGAGGTGTTCAAGAACAACCCCCTCGTGGGGATTCAGCATGATGGAGATCTGTCCCGGATCGAGGACAACACCAAGTTGAACTCGATAGTGGGGCACGACATCATGTCCCTCAATGAGAAGTACAAAGCGCCTCGTGACATCCGGCTCCGGGCGTTCCTCTTCATGGGGACGAACCGTCCCGTCAAGATCACGGACGCCAAGTCTGGTATCATCCGCCGACTGATCGACGTCCATCCAACGGGCCGGCGTCTCTCTGTGGCCGAGTACCATCAAGCGGTGGCGCGGCTACCGTTCGAGCTGGGAGCTATTGCCGCGCACTGCCTCGAGGTCTACCGACGTCTTGGTAAGGATTACTACTCTGAGTACGTCCCCATGGCCATGATTGAGCAGACCGACCCGTTCTTTGACTTCGTCCGTTCATATTCAGACCAGTTCGTCGGAGCCGAGGACGGAGTTACCCTAAAACAGGCCTACGATTGGTATAAAGAGTATGTTGACGAGTGCGGGCTACAATTCAAGATGCCCAGATACCGCTTCCAGGAAGAGCTCAAGGAGTACTTCTCTGACTACCAGGAGCGAGCAGTCGGCCGCGGCGACAACCGACGCAGCGTATATGTGGACTTTAGGCTGGAAAAACTCGAGCGAGTTGCACCCAACGTGGCTTCCCGACCCAGGCTTGTGCTCGACTCACGCAGGTCGGGGCTGAGTGATGTTTGCGGCCTGGCCCCCGCGCAGTATGCCAATGACGCGGGGACTCCTGCTCGCAAGTGGGATGAGGTAACGACCAAGCTCGTTGACCTGGACGAGCGACGCCTGCATTACCTCATTCCCGCCGACAACCACATCGTCATCGATTTTGATCTTCGAGACGAATCGGGCGAAAAGAACCGTGACCTGAATCTTGAAGCCGCTGCCGAGTGGCCGGCCACTTACGCTGAGTTCTCTCAGGGCGGTAATGGGGTGCATTTACATTACATCTACCACGGTGACGTTTCAAAGCTGAGTAGGGATTACTCGCCCGGTATCGAAGTCAAAGTCTTCACCGGCAAGGCATCTCTTCGTAGGCGCTTTACCTTCTCAAACGGGCTGCCCATCTCACCAATTAGTAGTGGATTACCAGAAAGGAAAGAACGTGTGATACGAACAGAGGTGGTAAAGTCAGAGAAAACTCTGCGCGCCACGATCGAAAAGGCCATCCGACGCGAGGTCCACGCGAACACGAAGCCGAGCATCGATTTCATCGAGAAGATGTTGACGACGGCACTGGCGACGGGTGTCGAGTATGATCTCAGCGACCTTGAGCCGGCGGTCATATCTTTTGCGGCAAGTTCCACGAATCATGCCCATGCATGTATGGCGCGAGCCATGAACTTCCCATATACGTCAGAGCACGAAGAGCCGCCCAACACCGACGGCGCGGATCCCATCGTGTTTTTCGACGTGGAGGTGTTCCCGAACCTCTTCATCGTGTGCTGGGAACGAGAAGACTCGGACCAGACGGTCCAGATGATCAACCCCTCACCCCAGGAAATTGAGCCGCTGTTGCGGATGAAGCTCGTAGGCTTCAACAACCGGAAGTACGACAACCATGTTCTTTACGCACGATATCTTGGGTATGATAACGAGCGACTCTATAGGTTGTCACAGCGCATCGTTTCTAATGAGCGGTCGGGATACTTCCGGGAGGCCTATAACCTCTCGTACAGCGATATTTACGACTTCAGCAGTGTCAAGCAAACTCTCAAACGGTTTGAGTTGGATCTTGGTATCCACCACCTCGAGCTAGGCCTGCCTTGGGACGAGCCGGTTCCAGAGGAGTTGTGGGGAAAGGTCGCCAGTTATTGCGTCAACGACGTCAAAGCGACCAAGGCGGTCTTCCACGCCCGAGCGGCCGACTTCAAGGCACGAAAGATTCTCGCGGCTTTGTCTGGCTTGTCGGTGAACGATCCGACGGCCAAACATGCCGCGAAGATCCTCTTCGAGGGGGATAGGGACGCGGTTAACAAATTCGTCTACACAGACCTCTCGAAAGAGTTCCCAGGGTACAAATACAGCTTCGGGAAGAGCACCTACCGCGGAATCACAACTGGTGAAGGCGGCCTCGTGCTGGCAGATCCAGGTGTATATTTCGACGTAGAGGTCTTTGACGTCGCATCGATGCACCCGACTTCGATCGAGAAACTGAACCTCTTCGGCCCTTATACGAAGAACTACACCGCGATCAAAGAGGCGCGTCTTGCGATCAAGCACGGCGACCTCGAGAAGGCCCGCGGTATGCTCAATGGAGCTCTCATTCCATTCCTGGACGGCACGCCCGAAGAGCTTGATGACTTGGCGTACGCGCTCAAGATCGTCATCAACATTGTGTATGGCTTGACGGCCGCGCACTTCGAGAATCCCTTCCGCGACCCACGCAATAAGGACAACATCGTCGCCAAGCGCGGTGCTTTGTTCATGGTGGATCTTGTGAAGGCGCTTGAGGAGCGCGGCGTCCATGTGCTTCACGTCAAGACTGACTCGATCAAGGTCGCCAGACCAACGCAGGAGACACGGGACTTCATATTTGAGTTCGGCCGTAAGTACGGTTACGAATTCGAGGTCGAGGATCGCTATGCAAAGCTCTGCCTCGTAAACGATGCTGTCTACATCGCCCAGGACTACGAGGGGCAGTGGCACGCAACGGGCGCTCAATTCGCTGAGCCCTACGTCTTTAAGACGCTGTTCAGCAAGGAGCCTCTTACGTTCGAGGACCTGATCTTGAAGAAGACGGTCACGACATCCATCTGGATGGACACCGGCACCGAAGAAGAGCCCGAGCGTCGCTACATCGGAAGGTCTGGCGCGTTCATCCCTGTCGCGCAGGGCGGCGGGACGCTCTGGCGTGAGAAGGACGGCAAGTTCTCCGCGCTCGGTGGTACCAAAGGCTACCGCTTCGTGGAGGCGGAAACAATGAAGGAGGTGGGTCTGAATGGCCCAATCGACTATTCGTATTACAGAGCCTTGTGCAACAAAGCGCGCACTACTATCGAGAAGTTCCCCGACGGTTCTACACTATTCGAGACCCGAGACGAATGACGAGGTCTTTGAGCTATACGGTCCTGAAGAGAGCGTGGTAGAGCTCGTCAAAGTTGTCGCCCGAATGCTACCTAACAGCATCGAATGGGGGCCCTCGAATGAATCGATTAAGTACGACCACGATATTCATCGCGGAAGTTGGCGCTGCGACCTAAAACCGATAGGTTGTATCAATGAAAATCTGATGGCGCACTTTGACCAAGACGCCATCGCAAATCTTGGCCCAGAATGGGCCAATAACGCAACAGAAAGGAACACCAATGGGCGTTAAGCTGATCGAACTTGAGCGAGCTATGCTCGCGGAGGAATTCCTCAAAGAGGCGTTGCCGAATGCAGCGCGTAAAGAACGTGCGATCGTAGCACTGCGGCTGGAGTACTTCGACCGAGTGGGGGTGCGCCTCCATTACCAGGCTCGCGATATGAGCAAGTATGGAAATGCCCCCGGTAAGCGCAAGGAGTTCTGCGACCTGTCGTGCGATATTCTGGCTCTTGCCTCGCTGATCCGCCCGTACCATCGGGCTGAGATCGAACCGGCTGATAAGAACATTCCTCTCTCGCTCGACCGAGGCGAAAAGCACGTCCGGTGGGCAATTGGAAATCTCTTCGCCCTCTACAAGGCGGCAGAGCAGCTTCTCGCAGGAGACCACGATAGAGCCGCATCAATGATCGAGGGCGTCAAGGGCGGAGCAAAGCCTGAGGGGTGGGGGGCGAAATACTCGCATCGCTTCGACAAGCAGCTCAAAGGGATTATGGAAGCATCGGCGAGCGAATGAATCAGCATCTGACACGCCTGGGGGATGCCGCTGATCTGATCTTGATGGGCAAGTGCGATGTGGCGTATGCGCACCTCGTAGAGACGATCACTGCACTCGCAGCCTTGGACGAAGGAGACAAAGAATGAATGACACGCCGAAGCGCCCAGACCCGATCGTAGTCGAGGGCGCACGAATCAAGTTCAAGAACTTTACCGGCGAGCAGCGGCAATACAACCCCGCTGGACAGCGTAACTTCGTGCTGTGTCTGCCAGATGAGCTGGCCCAACAGCTCGCCAGTGAAGGCTGGAATGTCAAGTGGAAGCCCGGTCGTCACCCCGAGGACCCAGATGAAGCACAGCTGACTGTCAAGGTCAAGTTCAAGGAACCGGGGGACGAGCGCGGCCAGGATCCTATTGCGTATCTGATCCAGGGTCGTCGTAAACTCGCCTTGGACGGTCGCACGGTCGGCATCCTCGATAGGCTGGCACCACTGAATATTGATCTCATCGTGAGGCCGTACGTGTGGGACATCAATGGAAACGTGGGGATCACCGCATATCTCGATGAGATCTACTACACAGCGGTCGAGGGGCTGTCATCCAAGTACGCGGACTACGAGGAGGTGCGAGGGTGACCAAATTGAAAAGAAGGCGGAGTTAGATGAGTAATACGTGTCGTGGATGTACCAACGCCGTGAACGACGCATGGGATACAGTCACTGAGTTTCTGCTTCATCCGCCAAAGCTCGTGACTCGTGAGGATGTGGAGCGGCTTAAGGCGTATGTTCGTCTTGCTTGGCGGGTCGAACAGAACCCTGATCATGATGACGCAGGCTGGATCGTTCAGTCTCTGCTGAGTGGTGGGGGCGCGCCCGAGTATGACAAGCAGATCGTAGAGTTCGAGGAGGATCATCCCGTGGTATACCCCCGTCACCTCCGAACTATCCAAGAGATCATTGAGAGAAGGAGCCGGATTATTGAGCCCGACACGTGAGGACATGCAGCGCTACCGGGGTATCCTGGACGCGCTGGTAGCAGAACTGGAAGCAGATGGGGCTTTGTAAACTATACAGAGCTCAAGTAGAAGCCCTCGGCTCTCTCCGCCCTGGCTCCATCCTTTGTGGTGGGGTTGGGACGGGGAAGTCGAGAACTTCCCTAGCCTTTTTCTTTTGCACCATTGGGGGTGGAAAGATCGACTTTGAGACTGGCGAGATACTTGAGCCTATGCGCGATTCTAAGCGCCTTGTAATACTCACCACAGCCAGAAAGAGGGACACTCTCGAATGGAGTCGGGAGATGGCCATATTTGGCCTCTCAGAGGGGTCTGAGGGGGTGTGTGATGTTACGGTGGACAGCTGGAACAACATCAAGAAGTACGAGACCGTGAAAGGAGCGTTCTTTATCCTCGACGAGCAGCGATTGGTGGGGTCCGGGGCGTGGGTGAAGGCGTTCTACAAAATCGCAAAGGCGAACCAGTGGATCTTGCTGAGTGCTACGCCAGGGGATACTTGGTTGGACTATGCGCCCGTGTTCATCGCCAATGGGTTCTATGCGAACATCACAGAATTCAGAGCGCAGCACGTCATTTACAAGCGGTTCCGGAACTACCCGCAGGTTGATCGGTATGTTGGGGTGAAGCATCTTGAAGCGCTGCGCAAGAAGCTGCTGGTAGACATACCCCTTGAGCGAGAGACACGGCGGCATCATGAGTATTGTGTGGCGGAACACGATCGCATGGCGTTGAAGGAGGTGTGGAAAAAGCGTTGGAACCCGTTTGAGAACGCGCCGATCAAGACCGCCAGCGAACTGTGTCAGGTCTTGCGGAGGTTGGCGTCGACAGACCCATCTCGGAGGAGGGAGCTTGAAGCGATCCTCGCAAAGCACGACAGGTTGATCATTTTCTACAACTACAACTACGAGCTGGACCTGTTGCGGGAGATCTTGCGGGAGGATGGGCGCGAGTTTGCGGAGTGGAATGGTCAGCAGCACGACCGGTTGCCGGAGGGGGAGAGCTGGGCGTACCTTGTGCAGTACACGGCGGGGGCTGAGGGGTGGAACTGCACGACGACGAACGTGATTGTGTACTGGAGTATGAACTACTCATACAAGGTGATGGAGCAATCGGCGGGGCGGATCGACAGATTGAACACCGAATACACGGACCTGTATTACTACTACCTGACATCTCGTGCGCCGATTGACTTGAAGGTCCGGGCGGCTGTTGCGGAGAAGAAAAACTTCTCCGAGGCAGCTTTCGCGAGGTCGTCGGCGGGTCGAAGGTTAACAGAAGGTTAACAGTTTATAACGATTTGGTAACAAATGTTGTCAAAAAACCAGTTTTACCCCCCTCAAAACTCCTGGTAAAAAAA